ATCCTCGTACGTCATTCGTTCTTCCATCATACGAGGTACATCATGCAGTTTATCTCCTAGAGATACTAAAATTTCAGAATAGATAAGGTACAAACGATCATACGCATCTCTATTTGAAGCATACGTACCATAAGCATGGCCAACTATGGACAAGAGAACATCTATTTGATCACGGGATTTAGTCTCTCTACCATTAATCGCACGAACAACAAATTCTCGTGATTCTCGGTAAGGCAAAAAGTTAGGTTGACCTGGAGAAGTATTATCATTCACTACAAATTGATGTTTTAAAAAGGTTGCCCCCATTGTAACTATTTGTCCATTTCTAGCTGTTGAGCAAAAAGGAATTCCATCTTTAACATCGCGTATTACTACATTGAAATGTTTCTTCATAAATGCAGCAAAACGCTGTCCACTGAAATACTCTGCGGATATTCCTACACCTTTATTATACAAATGATCATCTCCATAAACTACGATTCGAACTAATATCATAAAGGCTGCCTCTAATTCTTCTTTTTTATCATCTGGGGCATTTGCAATTGTATACACACAAAACAAACAGAAATACAAAAACATAATCCAAGAATCCATATGACTTGTATTAAAGGCTCCCGAAGGAACTCCGCCACTTATGACTGCATAAACCTCTCCTATTACTTGTGTCACTCTATTTATCATATTCTTAATAAGAAATTCGTTTACCATACGAAATATGGGCAAATCTTCAGAAGTTGGATCATAATGTAACATTTGCATGCTTAAATATAAGTTACTGAACAATTCGCGTATTGTCTGATCAAAATGTTCTCCATCACCTTCGACAATCAAATTCGCCCAACAATTATCCAAACAAATCCCTAAGGCTTTAGCTATAGAGTCGGCTCCTCCATGTGACCACCGATGTCCTACTCGTATTCCCACACCTCTCTCTTTCATATGACGAAGTGTAGACACAAGTCTTTCTAATAGTATATAAATACCTGTAGGAATATTAAAGACGCGAAGTTTATCCATAGCTGAGGCCCATTTCTCGTCATCCCATTGCTTAGTAAAATGAAAATAATTCTCTGACTTTGGAGGTAAACTCCAAGTAACAGAAGGGGCCTTTCCTGTCCTTAAAAAATCCATTATGGCCACCAAATCTTGTTCAAAAG